TTCAAAGGTTACTGTAAAGGTAACATATTAAAGTACATGTGGCGGTATGAAAAGAAAGATGAGCTAGAAGGCCTACTTAAAGCCCGTTGGTACCACAATAGGCTAGTAGAAACCATTATAAAACACAAAGAGCAATAGAAACTATTGTGCTTATTTGTCTTAAAAAGTTATTTAATCTAAGGCTAAGGCCTTACTTCCCTAAACAAAACAACACCAGCGAGCTCTGGTGAAGCCGTTTTTTACGCTTTTGGGTTTTTTTTCTTTGCTTTCTTAGTTCTAGCATAAGATCTATTTTCAGAAGCAGATTTAACTCTTAAATTAGATGTTTTGTTATTTTTAGGATTTCCATCTCTATGGTGAACGTCATTGCCATCTCCTTTTACAATCTTCCCAAGCTTTCTAGCTATAGCATTAGCTGCATTTCTCATAACTCTATTTGCAATTTGTTTAGGTTTGCTATGGTAATTAGCATATTCTTTTTTATAATCTCTAGCCATTTAAATAGTATACACTTTTAAAGATTCTTCTTTACCTTTTACTTTTATAACTTCGTGCAACACTGCAGCTCCCGGAGCAAGACATTTGTACGTAGATTCCCCAATCAATAAATCAACTCCTGCTTCTTTCGTAGCAGACTCTAATCGCGCGGCTGTATTCACAGCATCTCCTATCGCCGAATAATCAAACCTTGTATCTGAACCCATATTACCAATTACAGCTAATCCTGTATTAACACCTATACCAATTGCAATTGGCTCAGACAATTCTTTCTGGAGGATACGTATACTTGTACGGATATCTTGCGCACATGCTACAGCTCTTTGTTCATGATTGTCTAAATCTAAAGGAGCATTAAATATAGCCATACACGCATCTCCTATAAATTTGTCTACCATACCGCCGTGTGCCTGGATGCATGTGACTTGTACGGTAAGTACCTTATTCATAATCTCAGTTACTTCTTCTGGTTCTAGTTTTTCGGATAGACTTGTAAAACCTCTTACATCAGTAAACAAGAACGTACACTCTCGTTTCTCCCCGCCAAGCTTTAATAGTTCTGGATTGTCTTGTAAGCGTTGAACTTGTCTAGGGTCTAGGTACTGTTCAAACTGTTTTTTAATTAATTGCCTTAATTTAAATTGCTCTCTAAAGCGTAGCCAAAACTCAGGTATAGATATAACTAAGAGTGATAACAGACTATAACTTACATCTATAAGTACATTTGTAGTTATTAAATAGTAACCGCCACTAGCAGCCACAACAAACAAACTAACTAAACCTATCCCACTCCATACTACTGTACATGTACGTATTATAAGTATGCCTAATGTTAGTACCCCTAGTAATATAAGTAATTCATATAATAAAGAAGCGGCAGGTATTTGAGGGCTATCAAAGAATAAACTTTCTGTAAGAGCTGCTTGCACTTGGTGTGGATAAAAAAGCCCTGCAGGTGTAGCTATTTGTGGCATAACTCCTTTAGCGCTTACCCCTATAAATACAAACTTACCTTCTACATTCATCTCATCGAGCGTGGTCCGTGGAGTATTAACCCAGGACACCCACTTCCTACCTAGGCCATCGGTTGCTATCTCACCAAAGTTGGGTACTTTTATACCAGCTATTTGTTGTTGTTCTGTACGTATCACATAAGTATCTACGCCAGACAGTATTTTTAATACTTCCGTACCGTACGCCGGTACCCAGCCTGTGTCTGTTTGCATCAGTAAAGGTATTCTTCTTACAAGATTATCTACATCTACTCTAGCACTAGCTATACCCTGACTTACATTCTTACGAAGAGTAGCGGTGTTTTGTACGACACCCGATGCTTTTATACCTGTTGCACCTTCGCCTAATATAACTGTACCTGTAGTCGGGGGTGTCATGCCTGCGTCGCTTTCAAACATAGCTAAAACACTAGGCGTACTTGCAAGTGATCTAGCAAATACTTCGTCTCCCCCAAACCTATCTTCTTCTGGAAAAGCTACTACCCAACCTACTCCCATGGCACCTGCTTTTATAAGGTTATTATGTATACGTGCTAAGTCTTGCCTGGGGAAAGGCCACCCGCCCGCGTTGCTTACATCTGTTTCCGTTATATCTAACGTTACAAAAAAGCCTGTGGGATCTGGGGTTTGTACGAAAGCGTCAAATACTTTTAGTCTAAGTATTTCTAACGCCTGCACATTAAACAATAAGGGTAAACATAGTAACCCTACTCCAACAATAGAAATCCATTTCTTCATACTATTCACTCTGCGTTATAGTTATATTTGAATCTCCTCCACCGTTAATTTTAACAACGTTAGAAACTCCATCCTGTATTATAATGATAGTATAAGAGCCGTTACCATTCAAATCTAACTGCATAGAGTCATTTACTTTTCTTCTAAGACTAATTATATCCCCCGCAACAAGTGTAGTTATTTGGGTATCCGTATCTTGACCTATTCTAGTACCCGTTAAACTAATACCACCCGCATCTGCTAGTATATCTTCTTCACCACCTATGGCTAATGAATCTAGAACGTTTAGCAAGTCTTCTAAAAAGTTAGTATCTAGATAGTTAATGTCTAGCTCAGTAAATTCTAGTTCATCTTCTCCTAAAAAATCTTCATCTAAGTAGTCAATGTCTAAATCGTTAAAGTCTAATATGTTTGCTTTAGCGTTCTGGGATACTTCATCTGTAAGGGTTATCGCTTGTTTAGGTGGGGTAACGATTAGCATGTTGTCTATTTGATCTAGACTTAAATCTAAAATAACGGGTTTACTTGGCTTAGATTCGTACACAGAAACAGTTGTAGCTTGGAAAGGTTTGTTAAGTAATACGCTACCCATAGCTGTTATTACTTCTATCTCTCCACTGGTTAACCCATCTGATCCTGGTAAAAGGATAATTAAGGACCGGCCAAGTTCGTCTACCGTAGAGGTGAAATCCGTCCCCCTAATTACTATATCGGCCGTGGGCGTGGACAACTTAATATTGCTTTTGTTTATTTTGTTTAGGTTACTACTAATAAAACGCGCCGTACCAAGGCCAAAGGTAAGAGCCATTTTTGCTTTACTAGGATCTGGATCATAGATGTATTCATCTATAGTTAGTTTCGAATGTTCAGTTAGTTTTACTACCGAGTCATCAAGAAAGGTAATAGCCATGCGGCCATTAGTAGTAACAGCTTTATCGTTACTTTGGATTGAGAAATCTAATTCTGCGTTAAGCGGTTTGTCTCTTACAATTTGTGCCGAACCATTAAGTTCAGATATACCACCAATGTCAACAGCTTGTGCTTGTACCTTGGTCGTTTTGAATAATACAAACAGTAGAAGCAGCGTTCCCGCCAATTGAAATAACCTTAAGCCAATCATTGTCCTGCGTTGATAATTGTTTAATTGTAAAATTTCTCTGTCCTCCAGTATGGTCTAGCCAAAAGTAGCCGCCCGCACTTGCCGATACACCTGCACCCGTGTAGTTAACCGTATTATCACTACCATCTATATCCATATAGTTAGTCGCGCCATCGATATTAATATTTGAAACAATAGTATTATTAGAGCCTTGGATAATCCAATCTAAATCTAAAGTAGCTGCTAATGCAGATGTACCTTGATTTAAAGTAAAAGTATTACCAGAACCAGTAACAGCTACATTTTGGTTAGAGCTATCTGCTCCGTATGTATTAGTAGGATCAACTTGTATAGTGAATGTGTTGGTGGAGCCTATAAAGGTGTATGCACCTGTAAAACTATCCGCCCAAATATCACCTAGGAATTTATTGGTAGCACCAATCATATTTATATCTAAGGTCATTACAGTGCCGTCAAGATCAAACGCTGTGAGACTGCCCGCGCTTGAACTAAGGCCACCAATAATGTTTGATATGCCTAACTGTTCTATGTCAAGATTAAGCGTTACCCCGCTTTGGTCTAGATAAATTTCGTTGTCAGCTCCAGTAACTCCTATACAAAAAACTGCAAGTATTGCAATAAGTTTGTTATTCATGTCTATTATTCTACTCCTGCTACTGTAATTTGTCTAACCCAGTAACCTTTGTCATATCCTATGTTGATTATTTCTAGAACGCCACCTTCTATGGCCTTCATTAAAGCTATTGTAGAAGACTCATTTCTAGCGTTACCTAGCTCTACTTCTACTAGCTCTGTACCAGCTTCGATAAACCTAAACACGTCTTCTGATCTGCCGTAACTAAATATAGTTTTTTGGCTTAGTACTTCTAAAAGCACCTCTCCTGTTGCAACCGACACCATACGTATAGAAACTGTTACGTTGTCTTCTCTGTATTGGATACTCGTACCTATGCCTAAGTATCTTGCGCCCATGCCACCAGACTCTAAATTTGATTCGTACGATATTACGGCCCCTTCCATTAGTACGCCCGCAAACAAAAGGGGTGCTAATTTCTTTTTCTTTTCTTCATCCGTTGCAAATGCTTCCCTTGCAGATCTTATAAGTTGGCGTTCTTTTGTTAGGTTGTCGAGGCCAATCCTTTCAACTACGCGGAAGAATTGCCCATCTCCTGCATGTTTTAAAGCTCTTATGAGCAGCGTACTGGGAGATTGAGTTATGGCAGTAGAAAACAAGGCGAACTCGCTGTTACTTTTTCTTTGTCCGGTTTGGTCTGTAAAAGCTGATGGGTATACTGCTACTACGGGGCTAACTTTAGGCACCTCCATATCTCGTAAGTACGGAGATTGCAGGTCTTGTATAGAAACTACGTCGTTTGCTTTAAGTCTTTGATCGTATGTATCTTCGTACTGGTCAAAGATAGAACAACTAGAAAGTGAAGCTACCAATAGGAATTGTAATAACCGTGACTGTCCCATCTTGCTCCGTTATCTTTAATGTTAAATATGTTCCATCGCTTGAGTATTCTATCGTATTTCCTTCTAAAGATATAATACCGGAATCCGATGGAGTTTCGCCAAACAAGTTAGCAATCAACTGCCTGCTTAATTCTGCATACACTCTTGATTCAAAATTACGAATAAACCTTTGTACTGTAGAGTTCTCTTTGTCTCTTTTAGCTTCTTCTATAGCAGCTTTTATCTCATCTTTGATTGTTTGTTTACGATTAAATTCTTGATTTTCTATTGTTAAATAGTGTGAGCTTGTCATCACGCCATTAAAAGATGGAGATTTAAATTTGTGTACTATTTGATCCGCCCACATCTGTTGTGCGAATATAGCTAAAAATAAAACAACACCCGCAAAACAAACCCATTTTATAACTGCATCTTTACCAGCTTCCCGTCTTCTACGTTTAAGCTCTATTTTACTAGGTCTTCCTCTTTTATTTTTTGTCATGTTTTAGTACCTCCTGCTCTTTAAGCTCTAAAACAGTGTTTACTTTCTCTTGTAAGCGTATCATATCTTGATCTAATAACCTAAGTTGGTCGGTCAGTCTAATAATAGTTGTTTGCATTTCTGCGACTGCGGGATCAATGGTATTGGTTATGGTTACCCATACATAATAAACAAAGTAGCCTAACCCCACTACCATAATAGTAGTAAAACCAAACTTTTCTACTAGCGTAACTATGTCCACTAGTCCCTTCTGGCGTCTATCTTTCCGTCTTCAACAAAGTTCTCTGCACGTGCAATCCTTGCTAGATCTGGTTTTAAATTAAGCGCAGCAGATACGCTTGTATCTATACGTATCATATCGTTATTCATTATTGAGGCCCTTGTAATGAGCATTTTAGTTATGCTTTGCACCGTTTTTATTTTATTAACTAGCCCCTGCATCAGTTGCTTCATTATTAAAAATATAAAATAGCCCATTACTAAGCCACCAGCTATAGGTAATCCGACCTTTTCTATAAGGTCAAAGACTTCCATGTATTACTGGCTGTTGATTTTATCTTTAGCTGTTCCTGCGTATAGCCCGAACCAAGCTGCGCCTGCTCCTACTACTACTGAAATCAACCCTGACTGTTCAAATGTTGGTGCTGGAAGGTCCATAAACCATATTGTGCATTTGTAAAGTAATATAATATATACACTTAGAAATGCCCTAGGGAATATTCTCCAAGCATCAATCATGTTAGATAACCATATCCATTTCTGCCATGGGTTATCTGGAGCTTTGTCGTTCTCTAGCTCCATAATTTTCTGCTTTAGTTCACCAATTTCTGAAACCATAGCCATGAATTTATTAAGGTCAATTTCAACCTCGTTGCGACTCATGTCTCCGCTAAACTTATCACTTGTATTGTTCATTTATTTATCCTTTGCTTTGCCTATGTTTAAAGCTAGCATGTCTATAAATTTATATATCTTGCCAATCCACACATCATCTTTTGGTGTTGGGGTACTAGCTGCTATTAAGCTGCTTACCGTTACTATTGTTGTAACCCACATTATTAAATCTACCATTCTTATTCTCCTATTAGTTTAAGAACCTTAATTCTAGCAGATTATGACTCTGGTTTGTCAATAGTTACCTTCCTGTAATAGACAACTACCTCTGTAAGCTCGTTAATATAACGTTTTAGCTCTTGCATGTTGTAGGCCATAAGTTCGTAATCCGGGATAGACATGGCAACAAACACTACTTGCCCCTGATCTTTTTCTACTCTGGCCAAGAACTCATCTATGTTTTTATTAGATACGACGTACCAATATGGCTCTTTTAAATCTATCTCTTTAGGCATTATAGGTTGTACTATAGTCCTTTCGACGGGCTTGCTTAAGATCTCTACCTGTTTAGTTGGAATCAGGCTGCAACTGGACGCCATTATCAAGGCTGTCAATATTGCGGCTGTCTTCTTCGATGCTATCAAATACATTTTTAGTTCCTTTGTTTATTTTTGGTTCTAGTAATCCAGGTTTAGCTGCTGCTAATTTAGTTAGGTTATGACGTTTAAATATGTCAAGGTACCTTGTCATCTCTTGTTGTAT